GACCAGACTGGGTCAGTTCAATGGCAATGATGCTTTTATGTGTGACAGTGAAAATGCTACATTTAAACGTGGCGCAAACTTAGATCCAATAAAAGACAGTCGTTGGGTCTTTTGTAAAGACGATCCAAATTTTTTATTTTTTACATAGGAGTATTATATGTATTGGTTAGAAATTGCAATGCCAGATGGCGAACTTATGATTTGGGAATATATGGATCCTAAGCAGATTTTGTTTTTGCGCAATAATTATATTCAACAAGGATGTGAAGTACGCACCGGTAAACACAGTGAGGAACAAGTAAATGGATAGTATTGAACGCAAGGCTTATGAAGCCGCACTTGAAGAATATTTTGCAAAAGGCAAAAAAGTAACAGTGGTTCCAATTGGTGAACGCAGTGAAGAGAGCATGGTTAGTGTTTGGGGCAAAAAGAAGAAAAAAGTTGCCAAAAAGTAGGTTGACAGTTGTTTAAACTGTGCTATATTAATATAGTAAGTTGAAATTGAGGAGAGAGCAATGCAACAGCAAATCGAAAAATTGTTAAAAGATATTGTGACAGACTATCGCAACTGGCAGGGACTTAGTGTCAAGTCACGTGGATATGATGATTACAGTGACGTACAGAATGAAATGTACGCCGAGTTCAAAGAAAAGCTCGGGTTTAGGGAGGGCACCAAATACATCAAGATCACCAAAAACAATGGTGGCAGTGTTTGGGGTTTTGTTGTCAACACTGACAACGACAAAAAGTTTCGCAAGGGAGACATTTTGAAAGCCGCTGGTTACAATGCACCAGCTCGCAACGCCGCTCGCGGCAACATCCTGGACGGTGGATACAAAATTGACTGGACAGGCCCACTGTACCTCAGATAGAGGTACACAACCTAAACCATATAAGGAGTTAAAATATGGACAAAAGAGTAAAAACATTATTCCGCAAAAACTTATTCGATCGTGTGCAAGGTATTGCTGCCTTTGGCGTGATTATGAGTTTGCTGTATGGAGTAAACTACATGATGATCAATGCAGGTTTGATCACTGTCAAGCATGGTGAAACTGTACCATTTGTTTGTTTAACATTTGCATTCTTAGAGTTTATGATCATTGCACTGAGTGTTTGGTTGGTGCGTGATGCACTTGATGATGCCAAGCGTGTTGTGCGCGAACAAGACTTCCAAAAAGAACTTGATCAAAAATATGGGTCAACTGCAAAATAGTGGTTGACTACACTGCACAAGATGCTACAATAATAGAGTAAGTTAAACAGTTGGAGAGAGTGATGTTTAAACTAATCGATCAACAGGGTACTGAAAAGTCCTACAAAACTGAAGCCGCTGTAAAGGCAGCTCATACTCGCCTAGCAAAGCGTGGCATCGAGTGCAAAATTATTGGCATTGCTAATAAAAATGCCAATGATCAAATTGATGAAGAAACACGAATACAAGAAATTGAAGAACGTTTTGAGATCTTGAACACCATGACTGCAAGTTTGCAAGCAGGTGATATTCGTGCAATGATTGTTACTGGACCTCCGGGTGTTGGTAAAAGTTATGGCGTAGTAAACACACTAGAACGGCAAAATATGTTTGGTGATATTGCAAACCAAAAACGTCGCTTTGAAGTTGTAAAAGGTGCAATGACTGCACTTGGATTATATGCCAAACTTTACGAATTTTCGGCCAAAGGTAACGTGGTGGTGTTTGATGACTGTGACAGCGTACTAATGGATGATCTGTCATTGAACATATTAAAAGCAGCACTGGACAGCGGCAAGAAGCGTAAGATCTTCTGGAACGCGGACAGTAACAAGTTGCGCAACGAAGGAATCCCTGACAACTTTGAGTTTAAGGGCAGTGCCTGCTTTATCACCAACATTAAATTTGAGAATGTAAAGAGCAAAAGGTTACAAGATCACTTGGATGCACTGATGAGTCGTGCGCACTATGTGGATCTTACACTGGATACAATGCGTGACAAATTGCTACGCATCAAGCAAATTGCTCGCAAAGGAGACCTGTTTGAAGGATATAATTTTAGCAAGTCCGAAGAACAGGAGATAATTAATTATATGCAAGACCAGCCCGAGAGGTTCCGTGAAATGAGTTTACGGATGGCACTTAAACTTGCCGACCTAAAGAAAATATCAGGCAATTGGAAAAAACTTGCGGAAACAACCTGCATGAAGATGGGTGTATAGAGATAACTGGAGATCAATTTCATGGATAGACCTCTCCTCTCTCTCTTCTTCCAGAGGCTCTATCATGATAGGGCAGGGGGGATACGCAAATGCTATGCTCCCTGTCCACCTCAAAAATATTTATATTCCTGAGTAATAAAATTACACCAATATAACAAAGTGATATTTTACGATCAACACTAACAAAAATTTGACAGCAACAAAAATTTGACAGGTTGGGCCGCGACCCTCTCTCCTCTCTCCTCCAATCGCGGCCCCGAGTGGGTAGTTTAGAAATAGACTGCCCACTCAACTTATGTTATAATAGATATAATGAAAACACTTTACACAGTAGGCGACAGTTTCACATACGGTGAAGAATTAAAAGATCGCAACAGTGCATGGCCACATGTGCTGGGCAACCTAATAGAACATTATGTTGTTAATGAGGGCAAGCGTGGCACTGGCAATCATTGGTGTGTCAAACGCACAATTAATGCTGCTATTGATATTGAGCTTAAACCAGATCTGGTTGTGGTGGCATGGACCAGTTGCGGCAGACAAGAGTTCAATGATCAGCATGGTCCATTCACCATATGGTCAGGCTGTAGTGAGCATGCATATTGGTTACATCCAGACCAAGCATCAGATGTAGATAGGAAAAAAATATCACGGTGGCTCAACTGGCACAGTGAGCCTGTGTATGAATTCCGCAATTGGATACGACAGGTTATATTGTTGCAAAGTTTTTTAAAACAGTGTAACATACAGTATAGGTTTGTAAATACATTTGATAATTTCGAACTAATGCATCAATTAAATCATCAAGCACATGATCTTATTGACATGATAGACACCACAATGTTTGTGGGATGGCCCGATCAACAGATGGTTGAGATCATGCATGATGCACCCAAAGGTCCGGGCGGGCATCCATTAGAACTAGGACACCAACGAATAGCAGAGGCAATATATGAAACCTTGTGTATTACACGTTAAAGATGAAGTTAACGTAAAAATTGAAGGTCTGGACTTGGACACTAGACGCAAGTTGAGTAACTTGTTCAAGTATGAGATTCCTGGCGCACGTTACATGCCAGCAGTGCGATTAGGTCGTTGGGATGGCAAAATGGCTTACTTTCAAATGGGAGGCAGCACCTATATCAACCTACTGCCAGACATTTTACCCATATTAAACAGTCAAGGATATGATGTCAGTCTCAACGACCAGCGTGACTATGTGATTGATATGCCATTGCACAGTGTTGATGACAACACATTTGCACACAAAACTTGGCCAAAAGGACATCCTGTGGCAGGTGAACCCATTGTGTTGCGTGACTATCAAGTGGACACTGTAAACAAGTTTCTGGACAATCAACAGTGCATACAGGAAGTGGCAACAGGTGCAGGCAAAACACTGATGACTGCAGCACTCAGTGCCAGTGTTGAAAAGTATGGACGCAGTATCATTGTGGTGCCAAACAAAAGCCTTGTGACACAAACAGAAGCAGACTATGTTAACATGGGACTGGATGTGGGTGTGTTCTTTGGCGACCGTAAAGAGTTTGGTCGTACACACACCATATGCACTTGGCAAAGTTTGAATGTGCTGTTGAAAAACACCAAGAACCAGGTTGCTGATGTTACAATACAAGACTTTATAGAAGATGTTGTGTGCATCATAATTGATGAGGTGCACCAAGCCAAAGCAGATGCACTTAAAACACTGCTCACAGGTGTGATGAGTCACATACCCATACGTTGGGGACTGACAGGCACCATACCCAAAGAGAAGTTTGAAAGTGTAGCACTCACATGCAGTATTGGTCCTGTTGTGAATCAAATCAGTGCAAAGGAACTGCAAGACAAAGGAGTTCTTGCAAATTGTAATGTTAATGTGCTACAATTAATAGACTTAAAAGAACATCAGAATTACCAAAGCGAATTAAAGTATTTGCTAGATGATGAAAAACGTTTGGACTACATTGCAGGCATGATAGATAATATTGTGCAAAGCGGTAACACACTGATACTGGTTGATAGAGTAAATGCAGGCAAAGAGCTGCAAAAACGTATACCCAATAGTGTGTTTGTAAGTGGTGCAACCAAAGCAGCAGACAGGAAAGAACAGTATGATGAAGTTGCTGAATCTAGTGATAAAGTTATTATTGCTACTTATGGTGTTGCCGCTGTTGGTATTAACATCCCTAGGATATTCAATTTGGTACTTCTTGAGCCTGGCAAGAGCTTTGTTAGGGTCATCCAAAGTATCGGCCGCGGAATTCGCAAGGCTCATGATAAAGACTTCGTCCAAATTTGGGACATCACAAGCACCTGCAGATTTGCAAAGCGACATCTTACCAAACGTAAGGCTTTCTACAAAGAAGCGAACTACCCATTTAAAGTAGATAAAATAGATTGGAACTGAACACATGAGTGATGAACAAAAAGAACTAAAACCTGGAGAGGCTATGTATGATGCAGGCATGTATTATTTTCATGATGGTTTTAACAATAAATCAACTGCAACAGTAATAAACTGGATCATAGATCAAAATCTACAGCCAAAAAACAAACGCAAAAAACAATTAACACTTATTATCAATTCACCGGGTGGCAGTGTACACAGTGCATTTGCACTCATAGACACCATGAAAGGCAGTGCTATTCCTGTTCACACTGTGGGTGTGGGTTTGATTGCAAGTTGCGGCATACTCACATTTATGGCTGGTAAAAAAGGCCACAGAGTTATTACACCAAACACCAGTATACTGTCACATCAATACAGTTGGGGATCACGTGGTAAAGAACATGAACTGTTTGCTACAATGCGTGAGTTTGAACTCAGCAGTGAGCGCATGATTGCACACTACAGAAAATGTACCGGACTCACAGAAAAGAAAATCCGTGAAGTACTACTGCCTGCAGAAGATGTATGGTTGAGTGCAGAAGAAGCAATCAAATATGGCATTGCTGATGAAATTAGGGAAGTGTATTGATGCGAATTCTAACACTAGAAGACACAGCATTTGAAATGAATGAACTGCCCGATGAAGTAGATGACTTGCGTTTTGCAGTGCTAGACAACAGTGACAGCAACAATCCAGATTACTTTTTTATTCCACTGATCTTTTTAGAAAGTTTTAACAGTCCAGCCGCTGTGATAGATGTAGCAGGCAATTTAATAAGACTGCCAATAGATTGGAAAATACTCATAGGTGAAAAAGAAGTAGGCGACTTGGAAATGCTAAATCTTTCAAGTCTCAATGACAGAGGATTCAAAGCATTCAGTTTTAATCCACTCAGCAGTAGGATGCACGATTACTTGCCCATACGCATTGTAGATTTATACAGTGATGTCAAGTGGTATTTTCCAAAACTAAAACAAGGGCAAATATTGGCTATACCTGTGGAAACCTGTGAAGGACCACGTTGCGTGTATGCAGCCAAAGAAATAAACAGGCAGAACGAAATTGTCGACATCACCAAAGCCTGGTAAAACTATTGTGCAAAAAGAATATCGTACATTTATGTTTAGGACCACACCCACCAATGATGTTGATTATGAAAGTATCAAAGCAACACACAACCGCATGGATGCATACTTTGCTGCAAGACCAAGTTTACAACCTTATGTACACAGGTACATGGAAATGAGAAGTGCAGGCAACCAAGGGCCATTACAGCATTGGTTGATGTTGGAGTTTGAAAATATTGACGATGCTAACATGTTTAAGTTATACTTTGTAAATGATATCACAACAGGGGGTGTGCATTTTGAGTGACAAGATTCCGCTTAATGCCATACTAGGCGCACTGGATGCCAAAGACTATGGCTTCTATGACAAACTCACACCCGAACAGCAAAAGACTGTGGCGCCATTTTTGCTCAACAGATACATGAGCATTGTCAAAGGCAGCAACGATTTGGCTGCATATTATCTAATGGCCACAAACCAGCGTGTGAACACACAGTATTTTGAACT